AGCTGTGTAGATTTCGTCAAAGTTTAGATTGACTTTATTAGCACCGTCACGGAGGTTATCACCATTTCCGTCGTTTGCTGTACTACCTCGATTTATTGTTAATTTTGCCATGTTTATCCGTTATCTCTTATACTATTTATAAAGTTTTTATGGTGTTGTATCATCAAATGTTTTAGTTGTTGTGTCAAATTTAGTTAATGTGTTACTAAACAAGTCTTGGTTAAATCCTGTTTGTGTAGGAAACGCATATTTCATACTAAGTGTTTTACCAACTGTGTTGGAAGTCAACAAAAATATAGGTACTGGTTGACCGTCAAGAGCAGTTTTAGTACCTGTTACTCTTAATGCATTTAAATTTTGAAATGAATTTGCATATGAACCTGCTGAACTTGTACCAAATGCTGTATTACCATATCTATTTAGTGAAGCATATCTAGGACCACCGTAAGCATAACCACTTCTTACATCATGCAAAACACCACTAGTATCTGTAATTAAATTTCTTCTTCTACTTAAATAATCAATTTCAATATCTTCTCTTGTCAATGTAACATCTCTAGTATTTGTTGTAAATGGGTCAACATAATCATTACTTACATCTACAGAACCTTTTGTTTTTGCATTTGGTCTC